ATGAGACAGCTGGTAGATTAGCTGCTCAAGATATAGAAAAGTGGAAAAAAATAGGAATGTATAGCTAATGAAAGTTTCAGTACAAGAAATATATAATTATTTAAGAGAAAAAGGTCTTTCTCACCAACATGCCGTTGGTATGGTAGCAAACATAAAAGCTGAAAGTGATTTTGATCCTGGAGCAATAGGTGACAATGGAACTTCTGGTGGTTTATTTCAACACCATGATGGTAAAGATGCTACTAGATTTACAGCAATGAAAGAATTTGCTGGTGAAAACTGGAAAACAAATTGGAAAGCACAAATTGATTATGCTTTAACGGAAAAAGATACAGAGTTGTATCTTTCTAAAAACTTTAATACATCAGAAGAAGCGTCTAAATGGTTTACTATAAATTGGGAAAGACCAAAAAATGCAGATATAAAAGCAACTAGAAGAGCAGAGTTAATACCAGAATTAATTCCTTATGATCGTTTTAATTTAGATACTGACAAAGAAGTAACTATAAATGGTCAAAGTTATGTTTTATATAGTAAGGATGACAAAACATACGCTTTAAGAAAAGATGTTTACGATAATGAAAAAGCTAAACATGCAGGTGGAGATATTTATAATCACCCTTTTGCAAAGGAGCTTCCTTACAATGAAGAACAATTAAGAAAAAAAATAAATGAAGGTAGCATTATTTATGATCCATCTTTAGAAATTAATATGCTTCAAGGTTTCCAGATTTCAGAGATAACTGAGGAAGAATTAAAAAAAGCCATAATAGAATCTTCTAAAGACGAAAGCATTTATCCAGAAGACGCACCGTTTCCAGCTCCTGATCAGCCTGCAAATTTAAATGAAAATAAAGATGAAATATTAAATTTATTTTTAGAAAGTGAAAAAAGAAAAGAAGAAGATGCTATTTTAGCTAAAGAAGGCGAAGGCAAAGGTGGGCCAAAGCCGTATGTAGCTCCAGAAGATCCAGCTCCGCTAGGGGAAGGCTTATATACAGATGATGAAGGAAATTATTGGCAAAAGGGAAGAGATGGAAATTGGAGGGTAAAATATTCTCAGTTTGTAAATCCTGATGATGAGTTTGATAAAACAAGAAAATATGGAGAGTGGCAAAGCTTAGAGGGAGAGAAGTTTGATGCACCGCATGAACCATCCTTAAAAGCAATAGACGAAGGTACTGCTGAAAACATTTTAAAGATGTTTGAAACAGATTCAGATGGAGATGGTGTAGACGATGGTTTTACTGATATAGAAAAGGGTGATGAAAGAGCTCCTTTAAGACTTGAAAGTGCTGGTTTATTTGAAAAACTAGGTGGTATTTCTTCTTTAATATCCGCGTTATTTGCACGTAAAGGTTTAAAGGAAGCAATGAAAGATATTGATATTCCTAATACACCAGGATTATCACAAACTTTTAAAAGATATCTTTATGAGTCAGAGCAATTAGCTAAATCTGGAATGGATCTTAACGAGCAACAGGCTGTTCAACAAAATATAGATATAGCTTATGAGCAAGGTATTGACAACCTCGTTAGAGGTACTGGAGGGGATAGAGCTAAGTTTTTAGCTGGGTTAGGAGTTTTAGACACGCAAAGACAATCTTCTTTATTAAAAGCTGCTGCTGTTAATGATGAAATAAAAAGAAAAAATAGAGCTGCTTATGAAAAAGCTATGTATTTCAAAGAAAACTTTGAAGCAAACAAAGCTACTGCTGAAAGAAATGAAGAGTTGCAGGCTGCTTTAGCTAAAAAAGCTGCTTATGGTCAAATGGGTTCTAATGCTTTAAAAACCATAATGGACAATATTGCTGCAGCTAAAATGTATGGAACGGGAAGTCCTTACGATAAAATGATACAGATGAAAATGTACAACATGGGATACAATCCATCTGAACAGGGAGGTAATACGCCAAAAATTCTTCAAGATGCTTGGGGTAGTATAAAAAATATCTTTTCTAAGAAAAGTTCATTGACTCCTGATGCAGGAACTATAAATCAGGGTTATATGGGGAATCAAGATGATATTGTAGACTATGGTGGTTATGAACAACAAGATATAGGATAATGGCAGATTACGGAATAGTAGCAAAAATGTTTGGTGATGCGTTATTTTCTGGAGACAGATTAAACCAACAAAAAGCTTATGCTGATCAGCAGTTAATGCTGGCAGAGCAAATGGAAAGAGACAATCAAAAAAATATGCAAGCCCAAGAGGCTTTGAGAAAACAAAAAAACCTACTAATGGAAGCTGCTATGCAGGCTTCAGTAAGACATGTAGATAGACAACAATATGAAAGTTTTATAGATCAGGGTTATGAAGATTTAATGACCGATATAAAAAACAATCATCATGGAAATTTTCAATCTTGGTTAAACTTTGTAGATGGAAATGGTAATAATGGTTATGATAAATTAGATCAACTTGTAAACAACCCAGGTATAGCAAATTGGAATGAAAGACAAGAGTCTAATGCTAAGTGGATGCAAAATTATTTAACAGCAGCCACTGACCCTGCAAAAGCACATTTAATTAGCAGACAAGATCATTCTAAGTATGCAGCGTTTAAGCAAGAAACTAAATCAGAAAAACCCACACTGCATGAATTAGGTGCGTTTAGCGGATTAAAAGCAGAGCTAGACCATGGTTATTTAGATGAAATGACAATAGCTGATGAGGCTACATGGATGGACGCTGCCTATCATAATGGAAACGCAAAAAAAGTAGCTAGAAATATTATGTTAGATACTGGCATGAGTCAAGATCAAGTTCTTCAATTGTTTGACGGAAGCCCAGAAGGAAATCAGTTTTTAGCGACATACATGCAATCTAATTATGGACAGATAGGAGAAAGAGGAAAGAAAGAGCTTGAGCCTACTATAGCTATGGAATATGCTAAAGGTTTAAAATCTTTACCAAATCTAGGTAATGATTGGAGTGGAGATTACCAACAAATGATGGACCAATCAGGAGCATCGCTTAATTGGAATCTTTTAGGAATGGACGAGGGCAGTAGAATGTCGTGGACAGGATTTGCTAATAAGCAAGAAAAAAGAGTAAAAGGTTCTGCTGAAATAATTACAGACAATAATTTACAATTAAGTACACTACAATCTGTACTTGGCAATAAAGTAAGTATAAATAAAGATGGAAGTATTACTCTTACTGGAATAGACATGTTAAGAGAAGGAAATGGAGTTTATACTGAAAATGGTAACAGATTAACAACTGACGAGTTGGCTACAACATCAGGGCTTCTTACTTCAATAGGTGCTGGTGCAGGAGCTGGAGCTGGTGGTGGTGCATTAGTGGGTGGTGGTGTTTTAAGTATTCCTGCCTCAGTTATAGGGGGTGTAGTAGGCGGTGTGTCAGGTGGTCTTGCTTATTACGGGGCTACAGAGCAACAAGATATGGATCTTGAATTTAATGGTTTTTATATTGCTAATAAATGGACGCACGTTGATGATAATGGAAACACTACTGATCAATTAGCAATGGAATGGAAAAATCCTGAAGATCCAAAAGCAAGAGATTATAACGATTTATACGGAGGAAGTACTAGTAAGCCAGTTATGGTTATTGAAATGAGAGACAAAGAGATTTTTGATGATGTGTATTATTTAGAGATAGAGTTAAATCAATCCGTATTAGCCAATATAAATAATGCTAATAAAGATATAAATACACAATTAAAGAATAACGCCAATGCTGGAGAAAATTTAGAGGTAAGAATGAAGCGACAAAAACGCAACATGTTAGCTACACAAAAATCTGCAGAAATGTTATCTAAAAGGTTTGGTGGTGGTGATATAACAGCAGTTGATAATATTGTTAAATATTTTGCAGAACCGATAAATACTCACGCAACTGCTTTGGGGGTTGATAAAAAAGCAATACCTTTGATTTTGGCTGAAATTATGGTGACTTCTGAAAAAGATCCAGAAGGTAATGATTATACGCCAATGCAAACTGGACAATTGATACAACAAAAAATACAAAATTTACCAAACATATTACAACAACCTAGCTATTCAGCTTGGTTAGATGCTTTTAAGAGTGGTGATAATACAGCTATATCTCAAATGTATAATATGGGGTATGACCAAAAGACTAAAACCGAAATTTACACATATGCTAAAATGTTTAGCAATTTAATGAAATAATAGGATGGCTATAAATTTAAATGAATTTTTTAACCAGGCAGCACAGCAATCTGCAGATCCTGGGGTAGAACAAGCTTTAACTCAATATGATGCTCCTCAAATAGGGGCATTTTCTAATGAGTCCATTAATTCATTTAACATGCTACAACAAGCACAAGCACAACAACAAGATGCTGCTGCTTTAAACGCTTTAACACAACAGGATAACTCATTTTTTACATCTTTAGTAGAGTCTCCACAACCTACAATGGGGCAAGATCCGCAAGCTTATTATACGGACCCAGAAGATGTAACTATGGATGAAGGGACAAGGGCTACAAATAGTTTAGTTGCTGGGTTTGGTCAATTATCTACACAGGTAGGTGATATGTTTACGTTTATACAATCTATAACTCCTGGCTCTAAATATTGGCTACCATATACTGATCCAATAGGAAACTTTTTTAGAAGCCCTGGAGAAGACTTAACAAATAAATTTCAAAACACATACGTTCCTAAAGAATTAGAAGAATTAACATTTTCTGATTTAGGAAATCCTATTTTTTGGACAGGTGATGTTGCTCAGCAAATACCAAACCTTATGGCTATGATGTCAGCAGGTGTGGGCGGGGCAAGGTTAATGAGTTCTTGGATGACAAGACATGCGGCTAAACAAGTTGCAAAAGGTGCTGGTAAATCGTATGGTGTTGCTGTACAAGGTGCAAAAGGATTAGAAACATTAAATAAAGGTAAAGGTGTTTTTGGCTTACCTTCAATGTTTACTAAGGTTGGTAAAAAAGCAGATGATATTATATTAAGTGATGCTTTAGGAAAAGGTGTTGCTAGTACTGTTGGTGGTGGTTTAGGTTCTACTGTAATAGATGGAGCTATGGTTGCTGGTCAAGAATATCGCCACGCATTAGATATGGGTTTAGATCCTGAGCAAGCTGGTACTGCAGCTGCAGGTGTGTTTGTTGATAATGCTAAGTGGTTAGGAGTAAATATGCTATCATGGGGTATAACTTTTGGTAGATTGCCTGGTAGATTAGGCCTTAATGTATTAAACAAACAAGGCTTAACTGGAGCGGCAGAGTTTGGTAGAAGAGCTGCAAAACTTACTGTTAATGTTGCTCCAAGAGTAGCTTTTGAATCACTAGAAGAAATGTATCAAGAATCTTATCAAGATTGGATACAAAAAAAGAATTTAGCGCACGTTCAAGGCAAAAGATTTACAGGTAAGAATGGGGAAGATTATGAGGGATTAGATGGTTATTTAAATTACTTTAATAGTAAAGAAAACCAAAGAACAAAATACGTCTCGTTTGCAACAGGATTACTTGGTGGTGGATTTGGTGGTATTGTTAATTCCATGGCTAATAGACAGTCCGAGTTAGACAAACAAGAGGCTAGATTGAGAGATGGTCAAGAAGGAGATCTTGACGCACAAATAGAAAGTATTATAATTGCTGCAGTAGAGGATGATGTGGCTCCAATGCTTATTGATTATTTAAATGAAATAAATACTGAAGGTAAGTTTGCGGATGGACAGTTAGAGGCTATGTTAGGAGCTATAGAGTATGTTCAGGAAAAGTATGATAATATTCCTGACTTTATGGATAAAGTTACTGGTGCTGGTAAAAACAGAATACTCGGAGCAAAAATTAAAATAGACAAAGCCAATAACTCTGTAAAAACTGAAGAAGAGTCTTTAAATAAATATAAGGAAGACCACAAAGGACAAGAGGAAACTCAAGAGTACAAGGACAACGTTGCTTCTATGGAGCAAGCTTTAGAAAAAAGTAAAGAGGTTCGTGATCAAGTTGTTTCTTCTTTAGAAAAAGAAATATTACAGATTGAAAAAGAAGCGTTAGAAGAAATAGAAGCTTTTGAAAAATTAAGACCAGAGGTTGATCCTAAAGAAGTAGGAGAGTTAACACAAGAACAAAAAGAATTATACATTACTAAAGATGCTGAAGCTAAGGCAGAGAAAGAGGCTAAGGAGGAGACAAAAGAGGAAGAGCCTGGTGTTATAGAGTCAATAGGTAAAAAGGTTAAAGAGGTTTTTACTGGTAAAGAAAAAACAAAAGAAGAAACAAAAGAAGAAACAAAACCTAGTATAAGAGAGCAAGCTATTGAAAGAATAAAAAAACAAAAAGGAGAAAATGCGGTAATTTCTGAAGAAGAAATAGAAAACGAAATAAAAGAAATTAATAAAGAAGACAAAGTTGCGGATTTAATAACTGGGGCAGATAAAGCAAAAGAATCTATAGAAGAAGTAGATAAAAAATCAGATTCTGTACAAAAGGTAAATGAAGCTTTAAATAAAAAGTCAGCTAAAGAAGTTAAAAAAGAAATGCCTGAAGATGTAGATGCTGCTATTGATGTTGTAGCAAAAAAATATCAAGAAGGAAAAAATCTATCAAAATCTGATAATAATATATTTGACAACTACCAAGATGAAGTAGTAGAGAGAGCTGACAAGATAGAAGAAGAAAGTAAAAAAAAAGTAGAAACTGAAGTAACACCAGAGGTTACAGAAGAGGGTGAGGTTGAGGTAAAAGAAGATGATAGTAAAATAGAACCTAAAACTCAAAAGAAAAAAGCCGATCCTAAAAAAGCAAAAACAAAACCTGAAACTAAAGAAGAAAAAGAACAGGTTGAGCAAATACAAGAGCTAGCTGACAAGTATAAAATACAATCATTATTTGGTTTTTATAGATTACAAGAAAAGCTAGGTGTTCCAATTGGTTTATTAGACCCACAAACAAGCCCTTACGGAGCTTCTATGGCAATGGAGGTAGCTGGATCTATATGGGTTACTCCAAATTCATTATACCAAGAACAAATAGTTCACGAACTTACAGGACACATTTATTTTAGAATAAACTATGATAAGCCGTTAATACAAGAGTTTATCAAGAAGTTTATTAAAACTAATGAATACGCGTTGCTCAAGGCACAGTATCCAGAGCTGTTAATGTATGAATGGTTTGGTAATGAAATGACATTACACGAGGTTGTTGGTGATATTATATCTCGTAGTACCGATGCAAGAAGTCGTTTTAGAAATCTTGAACTGATTAACGAAAACAGAAAAGCACAAGGTAAAAGACCAATTAAGAAAGGTCCTGCTAGTGAGATAAATGAGCTTATACTACAAAAGGCTACAGAATATTATGAGAATTGGAATAATGGTGTTTACAATACTATACCAGGACAATCACAATTAATACAAGATACACAGGTTTTATCTGATTTATTTACAAGAGCTAAAATTGGTAAGGTTTTGCCAGATAGCAAGCAAAAAGGTTTACAAGAAGAAGCTTGGGCTACTTATATATCTGATCCTGGTTCTGGTAATATAGATAATAGAGCAAGAGATATATTTGCTAATTTATTTAGCGATCCTAAACAAAATAAAGAAAGAGAAAGAACTGCAAAAAGATTTTGGAATATTGTTGGTAAACAAGGAGAGCAAATAAAAGATGAAGCTAAGAGTATTTTAGAAATGGGCAACGAAGAACTTTCTGGTTTATCATTAAAAGAAATGAAAGATAAACTTAGGGAGGTGTCGTTAACTATTACCCCTGAGCAATTGAGAAGTAGAAGGGTTACACAGTCTAGGATACAAATGGCTAAAAGAGATGTGTCTTTTACAAAGGCGCAATCTTATATGAATGCTATATCTAAAGAAACTGGAGATTATGTCTTGTCGGAGTATAATAAAAAAGGCTCTGATATTAGAAAAGCATTAGATGCTGGTACGTTTACCAAAGATATGCTTAAGCCAAAAATTATAGAAATATCTAATAAATATGGTAAAAATAATCCATTCTTTACTTATTCTGGTATAGATAAATATGATCAGATTATTGATGGTGTTATAAAAAATGTAATAGCAAGAGTTGAGTTTTTAAGGCCTGGAACTAAAATACATCAAATAGTACAGAAAGAAACTATTAAAGCTCTTAAAGAAGCTGGAAATGCCTTAATAAAAGATTTAGGCATAGATAATGAAGACACCATTGAAGAAATGGTAAATGCTGGTATATCTATATCTACAGATTTAACTGCACAAATATGGGGAATAGATAATATGGACATGCAAGATATGCAGGACCATGCTAATTCTCTTAGGGCGGAAAGTGAGTTAGGCGCTAGCTCTGACAATACTCTTGGAATGTATAGTAAAGAAAGAGATGAGTTAATAACTACTCTTTCAGCTATGATGTTAGATTTTGAACGTAGCTTCTTATCTACACAAGAAGGTCAAGAAACTAGGGCTAACAGAAAGAGAACTCCTTTTATGAAGGAAAGGTCTGCTGGTGTTTTATCTACACTTTTAATAACAGCGCAAACTTCACCAACAGCTGACGCGTTTATTAAGTCTATAAGATCTAGTAAAAACCCAGGAGTAAAAGGGTTTGTAAAATATTTAGAGGGTAAGTTTGGTAATAAACCAATGCTTGTAATGAGTAAAAACTTACAAGAGGATATGAGGAGAAGGGGCTCTACAGATATATACACAGATTACTTTTTGTCAAATGTTTGGGTAAACATGAAGAGTAAGACTCACGAAAACTTATTTAGCACTGTTGTAAAAGATAAAGAAGGAAGAGAAAATAATACGCTTGAATTGTTTAACGAAGCTGATGTAGCTTTTGAAGAAAAACAATTAATTAATGCCGTTATAGATAGATCGTTTAATTGGTATTATAGCACAGCAAAAGACAACCCTGTATCTAAAAGAAGTAATACAGAAGCGATAAGAAGATCTTTAATAGCTGAAGCTAAAAGAATAAAGTCTAATATTGATAATAATATTGACAAAGATGTAACTAAAGACATTATAAACTTATTGAGCGATATGTTTGATGTGTATGCTGTTGGTTATTTCAAATGGGATACATTATATAAAAGCGGTGTTACATTTAAAGGTAAAAATTACAACCTTGTAGATTGGTTTAGCAATGAAGGTATTAAGTATTTTAGGGAAAATACAAATAGAGTTAGTGTAAAATCGTTTAAAGATTTATTAAATCAAGTAGCTGTAAACTCTAGAGCGTTCCATTATTTTACAATGCTACATAATGCAGAAAACAATCCTACGAATACAATGAATACTCGTAGTTTTATACTTGATCAAAATGAAAGAATAAACAATATGTTTGCTTTACAGCCAGGAGAGTCTTTGGTGGATTATGATCAAAGAATAAAAAGAGAGGGTAAAGCATTTGATTTTATAAGTTCTAATAAGCAAAATGAATATGCTCACAATCATTTTATGCCTTTTGAAATAAAAAACGGAATGTTTGTGCCTAAAAAAGTAAACCTTTTCTTTAGAGGAGGGTTGATTACAGAGCTTAGAAATAGAGGGTTAAATTACACAAGAATGACTCCTCAAGAACTCATGGTGTCAGATATGTCTGATTTCTTTAACTCATTAAAAAGAGGTAAGGATTACAATCAGGGTGTTTCTGTTTTTGCAGAAAAAACAAGAATGTATTATGTACAATCGCCTATTTTTAACAATAAAGAAATTAAGGAAAGGTTAGCGTGGTTAGAGCAATATGATAATCAAACATATTTAGATGGTCAAAAAGTGTTACCTCTTGTTTCAGGAGGTAAGTTTGATGTAGCTGCTATAAATAAAGAAGTAGAGTTAATTAAAAAACACATGCTTAATCAAAAGCATTTATATATTAACAATACAGCGTTTAATGGATTTTTTGACAAAAAAGGAAACTTTACAAAGCAAGCAGATAAACGAATTGCTTTATATGTAAAGAACTATATGATTAATTCTTTTTCTGCTCAAAGACAATTTATTGGAGACCATAGTCAGTTTAAAAGTGAAAATGATTACACTGTTCGTGCTGCAGGAGCAATAGCTAGAAAAACAACTTCTGACAATAACATTACTTTAGATGTTACTATATTAAAAGAAGATGACCAGGAAGACGGTCAGGGTTATATGCTGTATGAAGACTTAGCTGAAGAATCAGCGGCATTTGGGTTAAACCTTATGCGTAATGAAACAGATACAGCTAAACATCTTAAATATGTGTATTACGGCCAAGATTTAAGAGCTTATGAAGACAGATTAAATAACGATGTGTTTGGGCCTAATTCTTCTGTTTATCTTAAAGGTAATGTAATTGCTATAACTCCAGAGATGGCTCGTAAAAGTTTACATTTAAGAAAAATAAAAGTACACTTAGAACAAAGAAAAGCTGATTTAGCAAAAAGTGGTAAAGGTAAAATAAGAGTAGTAGCATATAACGCAAGTGCTGTAAAAGCGTTTCCAATGAATATAGAGGAGTTTTCTATTGATGTTAACTCTACTAGACAAGAAAGAATGTCTGTTCTTAATAAGATGTATATAGATAATAACGGCCAATACAAAGGATTAGACGGAAATAACTTTGGGGTACAGTTACCATTAGATAAAGAAAAGTATACTGCGGTTATGGCATCGCAATCATACGCACAGCATCTTACAAACATAACATCTGAAAATGAGGAAATGAGTAGACTACTCAATATTGCTCACAGAGGTTTTGCAAGATCTATGCAATTACAATTATCAGAAACTGGAGTTCGTAGATTTTACGATATAGAAGAATACAACGATAAACAACAAGTTAAGCTAAATCAAGGTTTACTAAATAGTATTCACGAAAGTTGGGCTGGTACGCCAGTTGCTAACATGTCTTCTTACGTTAGTCCTTTCTTTCCAAAAGTTAATATGGTTAGAAATGCTATTTTAAATAAAATGCTTATTGAAACTGGTACTAAGATACAGGCTCCAGGAACAGTAGCATTTCAAATGACCGATAAAGGATTTGGATTAAACGCACATCAAAGATTGGGTGATTTAGATTATGCTTCTAAATTAGATGTTAGAGAGTTTGGAGAAGATTTAATAGTTTCAGAAGTTATTGTGCCTGCAAGTATGAAAAAGAACTATAATGTAGGTGATGTTATTTTAGCTTCTCGTATACCTTCACACGGTAAAGCATCCCAACCAGTTTTAATTATTAAAGACTTTTTTGACAACCAGGCTGGAAGTTTAATTTCAATACCTTACGCTATATCTAAAGTAATGGGTTCTGACCTTGATGGTGACGCTTTATTTGTGAACGGAAGACATACTGGTAGAAAGCTTAAAAAATCACAAGAAGCTTATAATAGAGGCTGGAATAGTGTAGTAAAAGTCTTAGGTAATAGTCAGTTTTTAGAAAATGAAACTAATAAAGCTATTGATCCTGATGTTGATGCGCAAATTGCTTTACAAGAGGTAGAAGATTTATATGGCAAAAGAAAAGGATGGGATACCGAATCTTCAATTATGTTACCTATGGGTAGGCTTAGTGCATTTAATGAAAACGTACCTGCAGGTGGTATGATTGGTATTGCTGCTGTAATGCAAAGAGATTTAAATTATTTGTCACATTACGAAGCAGAACTTGATTTTGCTATAAAAATAGGTGATAAACAAGCTTTATCTAAATTTACAGATGTAAACAACCAATTAGGATATTATAAGACCGCACAGGTTCTTAACATTATATTAGACAACCCTAAATATCAAACGGCTAGAAAGTTAGGATTTACATATCAAACTATAAAGCCTGCTATGTTAATGTTAAGAATGGGCTATACGTTAGGAGAGGTTGCTGCTATATTAAATAGCAAAGCAGCTATGAAGTATTCTAAATACGCTTCTGAAAGAACTGTTATATACAGTGATGATAAATCTTATTATACTCCAGGTCAAAAAGCTGTAATGGAATATTTATCTGATTTAGAGTCTGGATCGTTTGCTGGCACTAATATAGATAACTCAATAGATTTTATAAATGAAAAAAGTAGATTAATACCTTTTTCACAGCAAAGCTATATTAAAGAAGTTAATGAAGTTTTGAAAATAAACAAAAATGACGTTATAAGTATTGACGTTAGAGCATTAGCTGCAGACAATATTAATTCTAATATAGAAGTTATAAGATTATTAGATGCTTTAAATAAAGTTGGTACTGAAGTTTTTAATGCGGGTAGAGTTATTGGTGCTTATGGTTTGAAAATACAAAATGGATTTGAAATAGATAAGCTTCTTAACGATTACAATAAGGTGGGAACTAAAGATTCTTTATTTAAAGAGGGTAGTTTAGAAAACTATCGTAGAGATCCGTTAGTAAAACAAAATATTTCTGTATTAAATCAAATAAAAAATTTAGACAGAATTACAAACTTACAATATTCTTCTGAGTCAGTAGCCGTTCAAAAAGCAATGAATGATTATGTTATGCCTGACATGGAAAACATATTTGAAAAATCTCCTGTTAACGTTAGAAATTACCAACTATTTAGAATGCGCAATGAACTTAGTGTTTTAGAAGGAATGCAAAGTAAAGATTTATTGTATGCACAAATAAAATCTTTAGTAGAGCAGAATGCTAACAAACCTGCAGATGAGCAAAATTTATTTTTAACTAGTATTAGACTATATGATGATACTAAATCTGTAAATTTAAATACCAGATTATTTGATGCTTTTATATCTCCAGAAGATATAACAAGAATACAACAACATTTTAACGAGTTAGATAATCCTAACTCTATATACAAAGGAACTCAATTAATAGAGCAGCCAGATGGCACGTCTTTAGAAATTTTAGCTAACAATGGTAATAATAGAAAGCTGTTTATACAAATGGACTTTTTACAAAATGGATGGATAGGAAGTAATTCTACATCTGTTGCCTGGTCGCCTAATGTATTTGGTAGCGAGTTTAACATAAATGAAGAGCTTTCAAATATGTTGGCTGACAACGATAGAAATGTTAGTAAAGATGAGGCTGAAAATAAAGCTGTTAGTTTTTTAGAACAATATCCATATTCAGCTCCTAAAGGTAAAATGATTAGAGATGGAGAAGTTTATTTTGTGGACAATAGTAATAATTTTATTTTAAAGAAATTAAGAACAAATAACAAAAAGCATGTTGCTAAGTCATACAATGCAAATACTAAGCAATATGAAATATTTGTATATAACCCACAAATACAAAGATATGAATACAAGGGAGAAACCAAGTTTAGCCCCGTAGATGCTGTTAATCATGATAAAGCTAATAAAGTAGTTGATTATAAAAAAAGAGCTTTTATGAGCTTAGAAGAAGCTAAAGCAGCTGCAGCAAGCTTAAGAAACAACAGTAGATTAAATAAGGCAAAAGTAAAATATGTAGGTGATGTTAAGGTGGGCCGTATAGAAAACCCAGCACAATTTACCGACAGCCCTTTAAATCAAGATCAATATTTCAAAATGAAAGGCATTACTCCTTACATGAGAATGGGAAGACAGAATAGTAATGATGTTGCTGTTTTTTATAATAATCAATATAATAGATATGTTCAAGATCACGAATCAGCATTAGCCTATTATAAAGAATTTATAGAAAATGATGAATATAAAAACTTTAGTGATGCAAGACTAACTGAAGACGCTCTTATATTTTCTAGAATGGACAAAGTAGTTCATGATAATATTATGGAGTTTATTGGAATAGAATTGGCAGAAAGAATTGAAAATAAACAAATTGCCACTATTGCCCAAATTGCAAAAGAAAATAATATATCATTGATTAACAATGACTTAGGTTCTTGGGAGTCTTGGTTAATATCTAATAATTTACACCAAACAAATGCTGACGTGCAGGGTATTGTAAATAAATTAGAAAGAGACTACCAACAATTTGCAAGAGAATGGAGAAGACAGGCAAAAGACATTAAAATGTTTGCTGATGAAATTATAAAAGAAAAAACAAAAGGATTAAGTGCTTTTCATATTATGAAACGCAAACTACAAGGTAAATATGATATAATGGTTTGGGGCGGTCTTGTTAAAAAAGATACAACTAAAGACGGTAGAACCTATGTAAGGTTAAAAACTGAAGATGAATTAGGAAGAATATCTGATGCTGAAAAAGTTTTTTATGATGGATTTAAATCAATAATCAAAAAGTATTATCCTGAAGCATCTGAAACAATGGTTCCGCACAAATCTATCGGAGGGTTTAGTGCTTTAATGAGACATGGATTGTTTGGATTATATAGATCTGGCATTAATTCTACAGCAGATATTAATCACATTATTGTAAAAGGCGAAAGGCCTGACGGTGTTACAGATTTTATGAAGTATAAAGAATGGGAAGCTATTTATAGTCAAGGATCTAATAATATTGAAAAAGCTAAAAATATTACTAAGCTTAATGCTTTAAGAAAAAAAGCAATAGAGGCTGGTAAGCGTGGTGTAAATGACGATGGATCTCCAATAGTTAGTGGTGTATTTGAGAGAAAAGCATTCCAAGAGTCTGATGTATTTTTTAACTTTATAGATAGCAAAAAAGTGTCTGAATCAGATTTAGGAACAATGGATTTGCAGGAAATATTATTAGGAACTTTACATTCTAATATGTATAAATATGGCCTGAGAAATAATATGGATCAATATCTTGATGAGATTAAATTAAATGATAAAGGATATAGAGATATAGATTACAATCAATGGGCTATTTCTAAAGGTTCTAAAGAGTTTTTAGGAATGCAAGCTAATTTACCATTAATTGATGGCGCTATACACTTAAACAAAATTAGAGGAAATAAGGAAATGGTTAAATACCTTAACGAAGTATGGAGAGATAATATACTTGGAGGTAAAAAACAAAAGTCTTTTGGTGGAGAATGGGATTGGGCAATTAATAAAGTTGTTGACTTAACTACTATTGCGTTTTTAGGATTTAAACCAGCCATTGCGGTTGGTAATGTAATTATGGGTAAATATCAACAATTACGCAGTAGAGGTGGTAAAGAATTTATATTAGGAGAAAAAAGATTTTGGCAAGGATTTATGGGTGGAGAAAGCTTATTTAAAAGAGCTGGAGAGGCTTTAGATGAAAAAAGTTTATCTAAAACATTAGGAAGAAATAAAACTGCAGCAATTCTTAATGAGTTAATGAAGTTTGAGTTTTATCAATATGAAAATGTATCAAGCGTATCCAAAAGTAATCCTTTATTTAGAGTTGCATTATTTCCTTTAGATCAATCTGAAAAATGGATACAAGGCGCAATGTTCTTGGGTATGATGACAGAAAAACAATGGAATTCATATGATGTAAATGAAGATGGTGATCTAATTATAGTAGATAAAAAGAACGCATTAACTTCAGCGCAAATTAGAAAAATGAGTTACGAAGTTAAAAAACAACAAGGGTTTGGATACTCTCCAATGGATCAAAGAAGATTAAGCCTTTATAGTTGGGGAAGGGCAATGGGTCAGTTTAAAAGATATTTCTTTACTCTTGGTAGAGAGCGTTTTGGTAAAGAAACAATAGACATGTATGGAAATCCAGACATAGGTTCTTATAGAGCTTCATTTGAGTTTGTTAAAGATATGTATCAAGGAAAGAAATCTATGAAAGATTTTGACAAATTACCAGAGCACAGAAGAAAAGCTATTGAAAGATATTTAACTGGAGTAGCTTATGCTATAGGTGCTATGATGATTGTTGGATTAACAGGAGACGATGAAGGAGACGATAATTATGTTCAATCAAGAATTCATTCACGATCTAAGAAATTTTTAGGAGATCAGAATGTATTTTTTAATCCACAAAAACTTATGTTTATGTCTAAGCCACCTGCAGTAGGATTTGTGCAAGACAGATTAGGATATTAATTAGTATATTTGTAAAAAATAATAAAATGGCAAACATAGATACTTTATACAAAAACCAATTTGGTCAAATGGGATCTGTATTCACATCTGTAGATGGGGCTATAACACCTCCTACAAATAGAGTTTTTGTAGCTATAACATTCTTAGCCAACACTACTTTTGATAGTTCTGGTGGATTGGTTTCAGATACAAGTAATGACAATATAGAATTTCCAAGCACACAAGCTTCTGCTCATGACGCTGGAGCTGCAACTGCAATTTCTGGTACAGGTGGAGATCAAATAGATGTTAATGATTCTTTCCCTGCTGGTGTAACTATTTTTGGTAGATGGACATCTATTAATCTTGGTGCTGGAATGATAATAGCTTATATAGGGACTTAATAATAAAATTATGGCAAACACAAACGATTTATTTTCAATAGCAACAGGTTATTTTGGTAGTGCTTATTTAGACGCAACATCAAGTGATGAATCTGTTCAAAATTTATCAGCTTCTGGCGAGATGGCTCATCACGTTGTGGCGATAACAATGCTTCAAGAATGTACTTTTACTACATTAACAGCGTATCAAGAAGGCACTAAACATTCTGCATATATAGAAACAGGCGCAAACACTGCGTTTGGTAAAGCTATAGCAACAAGTGACACTTTTCCTACAGGGGTTACTATTTATGGAAGATGGTCTGCTGTAACGCTTAATACTGGAAAATGTATAGCATATATGGCTCCAGCTTCAGGAGCTCACCCAGGACTTAACTCACAAGCTTCGTAATATTATGCATATGGGACTACACATGGGGGTAGAAAATCCCTCGCATCGCAAGTCCTTTGATCCTTTACATGATATAGGGGATTGTATTATGCATTTTGATTTTACAAAACACGCAACGTCTTATCAATTTACTAAAGCTACTGGAGTAAGTAGAATAAGTGGAGGTATAGCCTCTTCTGGAGCTTTAACAAATAATCAAATAAGATTAGCTTCTGGTTATTATTTTTCTATAGATACATGTCCAGATGCAGGTGTTGTTAAAATAGACAGTGAATATTTTTCCTATTCAGGATATGATAATTCAGGAAACGATGTAACGTATTTGAATAATGTAACCAGGGCTATTAATCTTTCTTCTGAAGCATCTCACTCAGATGGAAGTACAATATTTCTAGTAGCTGGAGCATATCAAACGGCTCATCAGCACGGAGGAGGAGGAACGCCTGGCACAGGAACAGGTCTTAGAGATTTTTCTGATTGGACTACCACAGAATTAAGAATTCCAAATGAAGGTACTGCAGGAGGCTATATAACAGCACCTGAAGACTCGGCTCTTAGACCAGCAGGCCATGTAACATCAGGTTTGGGGGCCGATCATAGACAGTTATTAGCATTTGACGGAACAAATGATAGACTGCCTCTTAATGAACCAATAACAACAACAACTGGTGATTTTACCGTTGTTATGGTATTTAGAATGAATGGCGGCCCAAGCTCTGACTGTATTGTTGCGGGATCAAGTGGCGGTATAAATCAAATTAAAATTAATGCAAATACACTTTTATTTAGATGTAACAGTTCTGGAAGTTCAAATTCTTTTAATCAAATTAGAGCAAATAATACTACTGCATACTCTGTAGGCAGCAGAGGGACACCTGTTGACAAAGGAGGTACTAGTAATTCTTTTTTAGATAATCAAAACGAATGTCTTATTTTAGTAAAAGAAAAAGATTCTACAGATAATAAAGAAAAAGTTTATTTGTATGATGTTAAAGATTTAATAGGTGAGGATTTATTAAATAGCTCAGGTACAAGCGGCCAAGCTGGTTATCCAGATAGCTCAGAAAACCCAAGCAACACAGGGCTTCAAATACAGCACATAGGGGCTTTTGCTAATAATAACTCTGATTACAGTGGAGAGGTGGCTGTAATATCACTTTACGACAAAGCTTTGACCGCTGACGAAATTGCTTTATTACAAGAGTATTACGATAACACATATCCAGATTTACATCATGAATAAATTAATTATTATAATATTTATGTTGTTTTGCGTTAATACACAAGCGCAAATTAAAAATTTATTTAAATTTTCTACTTTTTATATAGCAGCTAATGGAGGAACATCTTTGTCTGATAAGGATGTTTTTTCTGTATCAGGACAATTGTCTAAAGATATTGTAGAAACTCCTTACGATTATAGTTTTATTGCTGGGGTTAGAAAAATACAACGTTTTCAATACGAAGGAAACAAGCCATTTAAAGATGGAACAGAAACTTCTTATGGTGATGGAGCAACAGTTGGTAGAAATCCTTTTGAATATTTATTTGAAATTGATTACAAAAGGCAAGAGGGTAATGAGTATATAGATCAAAATCATTTTTTAAGATACATAAAACCAAAATGGTTAGCTAAAGTAGAGTATCTTAAAGATGGATTTGCTGATGTAGAATATTATCAAGCTTCACAAAGATTAAGGTTTAGAGGAAATAAAAAACTTTCTTTTAACATAGGTGCGTTACAAAGAATATCAGAGCCTTATGGGTACGATCCTTTAAATGAATGGTTATTATCTAACGGAAACCTTCATTATACTTATTTAGCATTAGAAGAAGGATATACTGTAGATGTGTTTAATTCTGAATATAAAGATCCTAATGGAAATATAGTTGCAACAAGTGCTGACGTTTGGAGTGAGGTTATTATACCTGAAGTATTATCTAATTATGTTGAAAGAAAAAGAAATGAACTTCCCAATCAATGGGTATACTCTTTAGTTGCAGGGTTTGATTATTATACCTACAAGAAAAACTTTTGGCTACATTCATGGGGTAACTTTATGCCTTACCACTATAATGATGGTGGTCAATATTCGTATCATAATTTTAATAATGGAGAGCAATGGTATGATTATTCAGGGGGTATAATATTTGGTTTGAAAATAAATAAACATTTAGGTACCTTTGTAGAAGGTAGATACAATAAATATTGGAATAGAGAATGGTACGATTTTAAATTTGGAATAAATTATATAATATTTTAGAAATGGCAAAAGAACTAAACGAGGACACTGGTTTTAATATTAGTATAAAAACACTAATAGGAATAGGCTTTGCAATGGCAACCTTAATAGGCATGTGGTTTACATTACAGTCTGATATTGCAGAAGCTAAAGAATTACCAAAACCAGATATAACTCGCATGGAGTTTGATATGAAAGATCAAAATATACGCCAATCTATTTTAAATACAGAAAAAAATGTAGAAAAATTAGAAGAGCGTATGATTAGAATGGAAGATAAAATTGACGCTTTAAGATAATGATAAAATCAAATTCAACATGGAAAATATTTACGACATACTTATTAGTATTGCTATTATTGCTGGTTTGTGCTACGTGCTCAGCTCAGGTGACCGCGATGCAGTTTAATGCTAGCTGGAACGAACAGAATGGTGTAGAATGGTTTGAAGAGTTAGGAGATTGTGATAAAAAATCACACATGATAGATGGAAACGACATGCAAAAAAAATATAAAATAGCAGTTGTGCCAACAATAATAATATTTGACGAAGGGGAGGAGGTAAAGAGATTTCAAGCAGACCTTAGCTTTAAAATGCAGGCGACAAGAAAAGAGATACAAGACTACATTGATGAGCTAATAATTAGTAAATTTTAAAATGTACACTTATAAAGCAACCTTAGACAGAGTAATAGACGGAGACACTATTGATGTTAATATAGATTTAGGGTTTGATATAAGTGTAAAAAAAAGAGTTAGGTTTTTAGGGATCAATACTCCTGAAAGCAGAACAAGAGATTTAGAAGAAAAGAAAAGAGGCTTAGCTGCAAAAGATAGAGTTAAATCTATACTAAATGAAAACAGCTCTTTTATAATTGAATCTAAAGAGGTTGGTAAATTTGGAAGAGTTCTTGGTGAAGTGTTTATAAATACTGTAGACACTATTGAATCTGAAGAAAATATTTCTTTAAATGAATTATTAAAAAATGAAGGCCATGCTGTAGAATATCATGGCGGTAAAAGATAAAATTATGATAAATTGGATTAACGGTTTTAAGGCTGGAAATAAAAAAGAAAAATATCAATTAGAATTTAGATTGGGAACATTTACTGTTTTTGAGCTTAAAATGTGTTTGTTTTGTGAGGAAGGATGCACAGCTAAAAGATTTAGATTTATGATTTTAAATATGGGATTTGAATGCTAGGATTGGGGTTAGGAAATAGCTTGCCAAAAACATCAAGCGTATCTAGTTCAGTTATACCAGGTGTAAGTGGTTTACAGGCGTGGTATAAGTTTAAAACTGATGCATCAAGTTCGCAATGGTCAGATCAGTCTGACAACGGAAATAATGCTACTCAGTCTACAGGCGCTGATCAACCCTCATACAACAGCACTACGGGAGCTTTTGGTTTTGACATTTCTACTGAATTTGATATAGGTTCTGCTTTTAATTTAGATGCTAGAACTATAATATTTGCTTTAGATTTTGCGGTAACAAAAAGCAGTGGAACTGTAAATTATCATGTATTGATGCATACAAATGGGCAGGGAATTAATGTTGGAAACGTACAAGCGTATTTGCCTGGTGATTACTTTTATAGTGGTGGTAACACAGCTTCATTAACGGCAATTGGAACTAGCGGAACTATTACAAATGGCACTAAAGTTCTTTTAACATATACTCAAACAACTCAAGACGATGGTGGTGTTTTAAAAGTTAGAAAAAATGGAACTCAAATAGCTACGGCTACAGTTAGTACCGCTGACGGAAACGGACAATACGATAGATTAGGAAGAATTGACCAAAGGGGTTTTGAAGGCAATATGTACGAAGTAGTAATATTTGACGAAGTATTATCTAGTAGTGATTTAACTGCTGTAGAAGATGAAATAATGGCTAGAACAGGAATATCGTAATGGAAATATATACAGGAACATTAAAAGAATTGCAAGAAATTATATCTGAAATAGATGCTAGAATTGGCTATCCAAATGGAAAAGGCACGCAAACAGCTGCTGAGCCTAGAGTTTTAAACGGAGACACTTATTGGTTTGCAGCTAGACAGTTTATAAAAAATGTTTTAACTGATAGCGAAAAAGAAAATATAATAAATCACACTTTTGAAGAATAAAATGAATAAATTTACTAGATTCATATATGCATTTATAATAATAGTTGTCTTTACGATGGCTACAGCTTTTAGCCAAGATTCCTGGGTAAGGCTTCAAATACAATTAGATCAATGGTCTAACGAAGCGTCTTGGACTATATACGACAGTAATGGAGATGTTGCTTTTGAGATGTTTGATGACTATTGGGATTACCCTAATCAATTAATTGATCTTTATATGGAGATGGACTCTGGTGATTACACATTTGAGTTTATAGATTCTTATGGAGACGGTTTTTATCCTTCAGGGTATGTATTATTAACTAATGAATGCCAAGACACTTTAGCTTATGCGTTTGATCTTGGAAATAATACAGCAAATGGGTGGACTTTTCCAGGGGTATTTGATCAATCTCCAGCCATATTACTTAAATCTTTAACTATTGCACCCTGTGCTCCTCCTGCAACATTTACTTATGGGTGTGTAAACCCTGTAGCTATAAATTATGATCCTTTAGCAACATCTTCGTGGATGGAAAGTTGCCAATATGTATATGGGTGCACAAACTCTAATGCTTTAAACTTTGATCCTAACGCTACTTATGACGATGGATCTTGTACTTTTCCTCCACCACAATTTGATACTTCTAATGTTTATCAAAACTGTAATGGGGCTCAGACTGAGCTAATATTTGAGTATCAGGCTAATGGATATGGCCCCACTACTAATGTAAATCAAATTCATTATGGATACGATTTATCTGCAACACCTTTTGTGCAAAGTCAATTTTTTCAAGGAGGTGTTCCAGTAGGAGCAACGCCACCCGTTACCTTTCCTTATACAATTTGGGAAGTAACTTACTTCGCTAATACTTTAAATCAAATAGCATTAAAAGCTGGGGGTAACTTTGTAACAGAAGAAATACCTCATTTCTTTTTTGTAAAGTTTAATGATGGTACATATAGTGATACATTATGGATCACACCTGAAGCTTGTATTGTGGGCTGTACGGACGATACATCTCCTTTATATAATCCTATGGCAACAATAGATGATGGTAGTTGTAATGTTATTGCAGCTTGCGGTCCTAATGAAACAAATATAAGTATTATGGTAACACCAGATAGTTATCCTGGTGAAACATCATGGGAGATTGTAGATACTTTATCAGAGAATGTTATAGCTACAAGTCCTAATTATAATCAAACTGGTATACCTGTTACTACATCTATTTGCATAGACACTACAATGGCTTTAGAATTTAGGTTGCTAGATCAATTTGGTGATGGTTTATGTGGTTCATGTTATGGCGGAGTAGATGGTGAGGTTCTTGTGATTAATCCATTATGTGGTGATACTATATTTTATTTAGCTGCTCCTAATACAAACTTTGGATATGAGATAGAACAAAATTTTACCTTATCATTTTGTCCACCACCTAGCCCTCCTTCTGGTTGTACTGATCCAGGTTATGTAGAATTTGATCCTATGGCAGTTATAGATGATAGTTCATGTGTAACTCCCGTTATACTAGGATGTATTGATTCTACAATGTTTAACTATGATAGTTTAGCAAATCAACAACAAATAATTTCAGGATGTGATTATACATTAAAGTTAACTGATGGTCCTGGTGATGGTTGGTTTGGTTCATATATTGCATTAGTGCAAGGAGGTAATACGTATGGGCCTTATACTATTTATGATGGTTTTGTTTTAGATACAGTGCTTTCATTATCAGCAATGGAACCTGTAAAAATATATTTTTATACTCAAGGCAATTCAATTACTACAGCAAATCAATGTGGTGTACAGCTTATAGATCCTTTTGGAAATGTAACATTTGACATAGGTGGATCACCATGGTCTCCTATATTAACCTATCCGTTTAAGTATACAACACTATTAGATTGTGGTAATAATTGTATAGAAAAAGTTTATGGTTGTATAGATGTTTTAGCTGTTAACTATGATAGTTCTGCTAATACAGCTGATGGAAGTTGTTATTATAATCCAGGATGTATGAATCCTATATATTTAGAATATAACCCTACAGCTGATTATGATGACGGATCATGTGCTACATTAATAGTATTGGGATGTATGGATAGTACAGCGTATAATTATGATCCGTTAGCAAACGTAGAATTGCCTGGTTCGTGCGTACCTTATGTATATGGATGTATGGACCCAATGATGTTTAACTACGATCCTTTAGCTACAGCTGCTGATACATGCATACCTTATATATACGGATGCACAGATCCAACAGCTTTTAATTATAATATAAACGCTAATACTGATAATGGAAGCTGCGAACCAGTTGTGTTTGGATGTATTGATTCTACAGCTTTTAATTACAATCCTCTAGCTAACACAGATAACGGATCTTGTGAAGCATTCGTTTATGGTTGTACTGATCCAAGTGCCTTAAATTATAATCCTTTAGCTAATGTAGAAGATTTTAGCTGTATTGATTTTATATATGGCTGTACAGATCCGACTATGTTTAATTATAATCCTTTAGCAAATACTGACAATGGGTCTTGTATACCATTTGCTTACGGCTGCACTGATTCATTAGCAATTAATTATGATATATTAGCTAACACGGACGATGGGAGTTGTATTGATGTTGTTTTAGGTTGCACGGATTCTACAGCTTTTAACTATGATATATTAGCAAATACAGATGACGGCTCATGCATACCCGTTGTTTGGGGCTGTATTGATGGTACAGCCTTTAATTTTAATCCATCTGCAAACACAGATGATGGTTCATGTATTCCTATAATATTTGGGTGCATTGATCCAACAATGTGGAACTACTGTGATACTTGTAATACTGATAATGGAAATTGTATACCTTATTATTACGGATGTACTGATAGTACAGCACTTAATTATGACGATAATGCAAATACTGATAATGGTAGCTGTATTTATCCTTTGTCTGGCTGCACTGATGCAACCGCTATTAATTATAATCCGCTTGCTAACGTGGCAGATAGTTCGTGTTATTATAGTGCTGGTTGTAACGTTGGTGATATATATTATATTCCTAATGAATGTTTTAGCTGGGTAATTGATGTAGATAATTTTTGTTGCGATGTAGAATGGGATGCCACCTGTGAATATTTGTATGAGTATTGTGTAGACGGATGGAGTGGTCCAACAGATATTCAAAATTTAAGAAATGAATTTTTAAATATATATCCAAACCCTACAAAAGGTGATTTATATTTTACTAAATATGTAGATGTAAGAATTTACAATACAATAGGAGAGTTAATACTTGACAAGAAGAATGTTAATTTCGTATCTTTACAAACTGCATCTGGATTATATAATTTAATTATAAAATACCAGGGAATAGATATTAAAGCTAAAATTATTATAAATGGAACACAGTAAATATTATTACGATTATACTAGAAATATGAGCCATAAAGAAGCTCAAGAATATAACGCAAATATGACACAAGATACAACAGGAGTAGAGTATGTTAAATATGATTGTGAAAATTGTACTAAAAAATGTTCTGACTGTGAATGCGATTGTTGTAAAAACTGCAAAATAGAAAAATAGATAAAATGTTAAAATCTATGAAGCCTAAGCCTAAAAAGAAAAAATAATGGCATACAAAACACCAGCTTGGCAAAGGAAAGAAGGAAAGAGTCCTTCTGGGGGCTTAAACGCAAAAGGGCGTAAAAGCGCAGGAGTTGGTGCACCTGTAACAGAAAAAAAACCAAAAGGTAAAAGAAAAAAAAGAAAAACTGCGTTTTGTAAAAGAATGAAGGGAATGAAAAAGAAGTTAACTGGTGCTAAAAAAAGAAGAGATCCTAATTCTAGGATTAATAAAGCTTTAAGAAAATGGCGTTGTTACGAGCAGGGTGGTAAACTTAGAGCACAACACGATTAGTTATGGCAAAAGATGCATGTTATCATAAAGTAGTATCTCGTTACGGACCTAAAACATCTGCCTATAGAAGTGGCGCAATGGCTAAGTGTCGTAAGGTTGGAGTTAAAAACTGGGGAAATAAATCTAAAAAGAAAGCTTCACAAGGTATGAGGTTTCAACACGATTAATATGGCTGTACGTAAAACAAAAAAAGGAGCAGCTTTAAGAAGATGGTTTAAAGAAGATTGGACCACACCTTCTGGTAAAAAAGATTATAGTAGTGGTGAAAATACATTTAGACCTACTAAAAAAATAAGTAAAAAAACTCCTAAGACTTGGAGTCAACTAAGCAAGGGCGAAAAAGCTGCTGCTTCTAGAGAAAAAACAAAAACAGGAAGAGTTAGTAGATATAAAGCAGGAGGAAAAATGTGTTGCTGTAAAGCAAGAAGAGCAAGGCTTAATGATCAACATAGATAAAACACAAAATAAGTAATGAATATATTTAAAGATAATAACGATTGGAACGAAAAAACCATAATAGGAGCAATAGCATTTTTTGTTATGTGCGTAGTTATGGCTTTTGATCTTTCCACAGGGTACTGGGGTTTAGAGTTAACAATAAATGAATTTGTTTATGATTCATTTGTATGGGTAACATTAGGTTGTTTTGGTATTGCTGGAGTAGAAAAATTTGCTAAGAAATGAGTGTTTTAGGTAAAATATTTTCTAGTGGCGCTGGAGAACTTGTTAAAAATGTAGGAGGAGTTATAGATAATTTAACTACAACTAAAGAAGAAAAGTTAGAGGCAGAAAGAAAAATAAAAGAATTGATTGCAAACTACGAGATAGAGATGGAAAAAAATATTACATCTCGTTGGGAGGCAGATCTAAAAAGTGATTCATGGCTTAGCAAGAATGTACGTCCAATGACGCTAATATTTTTAATAGTATGCACAATGCTGTTAATTTTTATAGACGCAGGAGCATTAAGTTTTACAGTTGAGCAAAAATGGACTGACCTCTTACAGCTTACGTTAATAACCGTGATTGGAGCCTATTTTGGGGGAAGATCGTATGAAAAAGTAAAAAAATAAATTATGATATTAACAGAAATAGATGGTGTTCCTTTATATTCTAGCGTTCAAGAAGCATTAGCTTATGCTGCTCAAAATGGATTATCAGGCTATCATACGCATAATTATAATGGTCAAACAGGATATATGGGCGGAAACACACATAGCGAGGCAACAGGAGGTGGTATGACAGCTGTTATTGATCCTGATGAAAACGTTGATATTCCAGAGGAGGTTAGCGATAATGCCCTTAATAATAATAGTAATCAGACTTATACGGGATATTAAAATATTATTTATTACTTTTGTAAAAAGAATTTAAATTAAAACAAAATGGCTCAAAATTATACATTTACTGGAAGTCTAAATATGACAGCATCGTCTGCTACTGGATTTACATCTTCTGCATCACAGTCATTTACATTAAATATTACTGGTGTAGATCAAATTGCATCAGGACGTATTGATGTAGCACATGATGGTGACGCTACTATTATGGCTGCACCTGGTTATGGTAGAGCTGTTATGGTAAGAAATTTAGATGACACTAATTATGTAACAATTTATGATGGTGCTAGTAGCGCTAACGATCCTATCGGTGTATTAGAACCAGGTGAATTTTTATTTACTATAATTAGAGGTACAGGAACGACAACAGCACGTGCAAACACGGCTGCTGTTACAGTAGAATACTTTGCTGTTGAGATAGACTCTGCGGCTTAAAACATATATTTATGGCAACATTATCATCAAGTGTAGCAGTTAGTGGAAGTTTTACATTAACTGATCAAAACGGAAGCGTAGTATTTACGTTTAATCCAAGTTTTACTTCTACATCACATACTTCAGGTCAAGCAATTACTTCAGGTCAAGTGTTAGCTGGAACAAGTGACGACACAATCAATATAGGGTTACATAATAAAGATCGTGTATATACATTTGTTAAAAATGTAGATACAGATTATGCTATATCTGTTAAACCAGATGGCGACATTATTGCTGACTTAAAACCAGGAGAAGCTATGTTTTCACCTGTAGATATAGATGGAGCTGGAGATAGCTCTACTAACTTAGATTTAGATGCAGCAACAGCAGCACAAAAAGCTGAGTTTTTATTATGTGATGCTTTAGACGCATAATATGAAATTAGAAGTTTTACGTTTTAGCTCAGAAGCAGACTCTACTAACGGTCTGCTTTTTGAGATTACAGATATAGGTAGAAAATTTCTTGCGTATACTTTAGAAGACGAAGCAAGGGTTCTTAAAGTTCGTGGAGAAACTCGTATTCCTGCTGGTATATACAAAGTAGAATTAAGAAAAGAAGGTGGTTTTCATGAAAGATATACTAAAAAATATCCTGGTATACATCGTGGTATGTTGCATGTCACTGATGTTCCTGGTTTTGAGTATATACTTATTCATACTGGAAACACTGATGAACACACTGCTGGTTGTTTGCTGGTTGCCGATAGTCAAGAGAACAACCAATTATTACCTGATGGATTTATTGGTAAAAGTGTTAATGCGTATAAAAGGATTTATCCTCGTATTGCGTCAGCGATAGCAAACGGAGAAGAAGTATATATAGAATACATAGATCACGATGGCAGACTCTAGGGATAAATTAAGAAAGGCATACGGAGAACCAACAAAGTTTGACATTAAAGAGCCTACTCTTCCTGTTGGACCACGAATGCCTATTTCATCACGAGCTGAATCATCAAGATCTGACGTTACAAGCTCTTCTGCTAGACCTGTATCAGAAACTGAAAGTCTTTTATCAGCAAGAGGAAGAACAAATCAATTAAGATGGTTTCCTAGATTAGGAATTAGCACAGCTTGTACACTATTATTTGATAGCACAAAGGGTGGTACTGTAAAAGATATGATTTTTTCAAATGCAGGTGGTGTAGATAGAAATATACATGTATTTATAACTAATATAGAAGCAGGAAATTGGACAAACTATCCTGATTTTGCAGGAATTAGTGACAATACTAAGGATTATGTATACTTATTACAAGCTTTTACAGTGTCTGCAAACACTACAACAACACTTTCAAAAGCATGTGGATTATTAAATCCTATAAGTAGTGATGGAGATCCAAGAAATAATTTTTATATTTATGCTTTTACTGGTGGGCAAAGAATAGATGTAACATTAGTACTTTAATGAAAGAAAGATTACCAATTTTTTTAAGTACCTGGACCTTTAAAGATAAAAGAGGATCTGTAAGAAAAGCCGAAAGAGTCATAGTTAAAGGAAATCCAGACACCATTATTAACAATGAGATGTTAATAAATCGTGCGTTGAGGGGTTTAAGAGGGCTTAGAAAAAACCATACCTTCAAGCCAATCAATGTAGAACTAATATCACAACATGGATATGGACCAGACGAATCAGAAACAAAATCAATCTTTAAGAGAAGAAGTTAAGTCTTATTTATTAGACAATCCTGAATTACTTAACTCTAAATACGCTGAGACTGCAGCTAAATTTAATACCAATTACGAACACGTTAGAAGCATAGCAAGATCAATAAGAAAAGATATTGAGCCAGCGAAGATAACAGAAAAAACATCATTTGTAGAAAATAAAGAAGGAGCAGTAGTTACCTGTGAAGACTCTAGCAGGGTAAAGTCATTAGAGGATTTACTAAAAGCGTGTAAAGTTAATACTGAAGAATGGGAAGTAGACAAATACGACATAGGTACTTATGAGGTTACTGGTTTTGATAAAGAAAGAAACCCAATAACAATACCAATGTTTAGAACTAAGGCTTGGTTAAAAAAGATAGATCAGTCTAAAAACATAAACAAGATAAGAGAGGAGCTAATTAAAGATTTGGTTCCTCTTTTTGGTTATACACCTAAACCAATAATAAGACCTTCTTCTTATAAAGATGACGATCCACATTTATTAGAAATTAATGCGTTTGATTTACATCTTGGAAAAATAGGTATTAAAGGAGATGATTATAGCCTTAAAATAGCAGAAGAAAGAATGATGGAAGCAGTAGATCATTTAATGAAAAGGTCTAGTGGGTTTTATATAAATGAAATATTGTTTGTTGCGGGTAATGATTTTTTAAACGCTGATGGCGATTGGCCTGTGCCGAGCACAACTAAAGGAACGCCACAATTTAATACAGACAAACATTTAGAAATATATAGAGCTGGAAGAAAGCTATTAGTTAGTGTAATTAACTTTTTATACGAAATAGCACCCGTACATGTTTCAGTTATTCCAGGAAATCATGACAGAGAATCTATGCAACATCTTGGTGACGCTTTAGAATTGTTTTATGAGCAAAACGAAAATGTTACAATAGATAATTCTATGTCAATGATGAAGGCTTACAAATACGGTGTAAACTTAATAATTAACGATCATGGAGATGGTCCAAAACTAAATGACCTGCCAGGTATCGTTTCTCAGCGTTATAGAGACGTTTGGAGCGATGTTCGCTACGTTGAGGTACATAGAGGTCATTTACACACAAACAAAGCTTACAAGATGCAAGCCGTAGAAGAGCTTAATGGATTAACTGTAAGAAATCTATCTTCTATGGCAGCGACAGACGAATGGCATGACATGAAAGGATTTGTTGGCAATGTTAAAAAAGCACAAGCATTTGTGTGGAGTAAATATAACGGCTTACAAGCAAAACTTAATTATAACGTAAAATTATGAGACTATTAGGAAACAGGGTTTTAGTAGAAATTAAAAAACCTGAAGAAAAAACTAAATCAGGAATTATTATACTTGAAGATACTCAAGAACAAAAGCCAGAAGGTTTTATTAAAGCCGTAGGAGAAGGTGTTAAAGAAGACATTAAGATCGGAGACGAAGTTATGTTCCGAAACTATGGGCAAATGATAAATATAGAGGGAGAAGAATACATGCTTTTACACGAGCCTGATATTCTAGCTGTAATTAACTAGGCCAAACTACAATTATATTTTTAGGCCATATAACCACTATATTAGGGTTTTCTTTAGTTCCAGTATATAAACACCCATCCATTATCGTCCTCTTTGTTTGGAGTATTCTTTTGTAAGAGCATCGTTCACCTTTTTAATTTGTTTTTCCAACCATCTTTTATATCTTCTTAGTTTTTCAGAGTATGTCATTCTTGAATTGAGTTTGGTGTTGGGTATTCTTTTGTGCTGCAAGATAATTTTGCGTTTTTCTTTGGAGGACTAAATCCAAATTGTAGTTCAAAAAGAATATCTGTGTTAATTGTTTTAGGTATTTTTATTTTTTTAATAAGCTCTCCATCTATCTCTTTATAAAAAATAATTTTTTGTCTATATACAGCCATTAGTTTACTATGTCATTATCTATATTGCCCCAGCCGTAATTTAATCGGCCTGTTGCATTTATTTCTTCTTCGCTAATAATAAACTGTAGTAAAGGAGGCTTGTCGTTTTCTATCCAATCTACGCATTGTTCGTATAGCTCTGCTACTAATAACGCCTGCAGATCTTCATGCGAATCATCATTTATTTCTATTTCCAGGCGTATCTTCACTATGATTATTAATTGCTATTTTCAAAAGTACTAAATATCCTATTAAATCGTCAACAGTATCTAAAGTATTTTTTCCTAACCCCTTGTTAGCAATTCTCATTAGCTTGTCGTCTATTCTAGCAGATAGGTTTTCTATGGCTGATCCTTTAGCAAATATGTTTGCTGGTTTTAATGCACTATCGCCATAGTTTATGTTTTTTTGTATAAGCAATTCTTTTATAGAATCGCAAGTTATTCTTATTTCAGTTCTTACGTCCATTGTTTTTTAGTTTAAAATATATATCTGATTGTGTTCCATGGAATTATTTTGGTATGCAAAGATATAAAATCTTTAATATAATCGCGTTTTAAGTTGTGTTTGTATCTAATATTTGTACCGCCATATTGAGACACTTTGTTTTCTTGATTTTCTGGAGTCCATAAAGTAGACTCTGAATCTATAACCCTTAAAAGATTGGCAATATGTTTCTTTTTATTATGTGTTAAAAATATAACCTCTGCTAAAACTTCTGATTTATATTCCACATAATTATTTAACATAATAAACAAATCAGCATAATCTTCTAGCCAGCCGTCATATACAATAACAGGGCTAAAGTTTACATGAACATTATATCCTGCATCTATAAACGCATCAATAGCTTTTATTCTGTCAATTATTTTAGAAGTATTAGGTTCATGTATATCCGCCATTTTTTGTGGCATCAAGCTAAATCTTATACGCATTTTACTTTTTGGATCAAACGTAGTAAGATCAGGATTTACATATTTTGTTGCAAAACTGCCCATAGCAATAGGATGATCCCTAAAGAATTCAAAGATACGTTCCCACTCATGATGCTTGGCGTGTAAAGCAAAATCTTCGTTACAGCTAATATCGTAAGTAGTAAATTGTGGGTGAGTTTGATTAGGTTTATCTACAGAAGTAAAAAAAGCATGATTGTTAATGTGTGTAAGTATTTCGTTAGTGTTAGAGGCAACGCTAAGACCCTTATCTTTATGCCTTTTCATATAACAATAACTACAATCGTATAAACAACCATAACCAAAACTAGGGCTAATAAAATCAGTAGATCTTCCAGACTTTCTTATTTTAAAAGTCTTTCTGTTTACTATTTCTATTTTCACTTAATCTAATTTTGATTTAAGATGGTTAATAATTTCATTCATTTTACGTTTATAAAATAAATCAAACTCTATATATTGTGTAACACCTTCTTCGTTTGTTTCTTTTGGAGAGGTTTGTTCCCACAGTCTATACAAAACACCACGCATTCTTTGAGCTGGAGTTTTAGTATCAAATTCCATATCAATACTAGCAGCTTCTACTGCATCTATTTGTTTTTGTGATATTGGCTGTGTAGATAACACAACAAATCCTGGTTGTTTAAGTACGCTGTATAAGTTTCCTACTGTTTCTGGTGATAATTCTGGTGTGCCTAATGAAACTCTTAGGCTGTTGTCTGCTAGAGTGCGAATGTTGTCAACACCGCCCTCAAACACAATTGTCTTTCTACTCATTATTTATAAAAGTCGTGTTTAATTTCTGGTTGATATCTTGGTTGGTCTTTCATATCAAGATAATTTTTGTAATAATCTTTAGCTTCATCTAAAGCTTTTTCTAAATCTTGTATATCATAATCAAACTGGCTTTCTTCCATCCATTTTGCTAATGCAAGCAAGATAGCTTTTGATTTCTTTTTATGATTCTTATACTTAGACATATTAAAACATTTTTAATTGGTTATCATTTTTTTTATTTACATATTCATAATAATACAATGTATACCTTTTGTCTCTACCGAATTTATCTTCAAAAGTTTCCTTGTGAAGCAACGGAGAATCTGGTCTAAGATAGTAATTTTCTGATTTATAAACAACTACGGTTGGATTTTTCACCGCAAACGGCAACGCAACCAATGTTTTTCCTTTTAAACTTGGCTTTATTTTATAGCCTGGTATAAGCTTTTTTAGATGATATTTATCGGTTTTTAAAAAGTTTGTAGTTTTATCCATTTTTCTAATTGGTCTTTTGGATCTCGTGGTATGTGGTCAAACCAAAGCTGCCCTAAAAGCTTATTTGCCTCTTCTTTGGTTTCTGGTGGATTGTCTAGTATGTATTGTTTTTTATACTCATCATAAGGACAAAGATGAATAATTGATTCTATTTTATCTAACTGCCACCACTCTACAGGTTGTTGTATTGGTTCTTCTTGATTGTTAAGTATTTTATCTAACTCATCCATAATGCTGATTATCAATGTTTTATAGTTTTTGGCTAAATGTACGAATCCCCGTATTAAGAGAATTCGCACAACCAACCAAACAATGAAAACTATAGAACAGAACGTTCTACAAGAAAGACATTACAAAATTAACTAATTATTATCGTTAGTTGCAACTTCTTTCTTGTTTTTCTTTAACTGTTCGTCATGTTTTTTGAAAGCTTCTATTCTTTCTTTATAAGTAGGTACTAATTCTAAAATAAATTTGTGCAATTCATTTGAATAGTCATTTTTATTTTTGAGAATTTCTTTTTCATTTGGTTGATAAACCTTATAGTCCCACAAAGAAAGAACATGCTCGTAATACATAATAGCCTCTCTTTGATCTTTTAATAATCTTTCTACAAGGACAGGAACTGTTACACTAGCTCCATCAATTGTTAATTCTACAGTGCCGCTTTGCTGTGTAGCTTCTGGTTTTTGTGACTTTGGTGTTTTTCTTTTAGCCATAATTGATAATAGTTTTTAAATTATTTAATTGTTCTTTCAGTTTTGTGTTTTCTTTTGAAAGTTCGTTAACTCGGTTTTTAATTATTTCTATTTGCTTAAGCTCTTTTGTTTTTTCATCATAGAAATTCATAATATTGTCTTTATCTAAGATTTGGCTTATGTGTGCAGATAACACATCATACGCCTCTTTATATTCTTTGTAATATTCATAATCACCTTCGTGATTGTTTAAGTAATACAAAATAGATGTTCTGTCTCTATTTATAAACTTAGCAACCACAGTAGGATGAAGATCATGATCAAAACAAAGAATAGTACAAAAAGCTTTTCTGCATAGAGTGAGCTCTGCTGTTCTTTTCTTTGATAATATTTGTTTTTTATTTTTTGAAAATAACAAATACAATACAGCATATAGCTCTTCGCCATAATAATCTAGAACATCTTGGCTCCAAGATTTATTTTTTTTAATTAGCGATAAGGTTTGTTCTTCTATATCTATCATAAAACTTTTATATATACCCCTGGGTTTTCTTTGTCGTATTCATATTGCTCAAATTGAGGTATCATAAATTCAGCATTATCATCTTCAATCCAACCATTCTTAACCATAAGGTCTTGAACAGTTTGTGCTGGATTTATATAATCAAATTTATGCCTTGATCCTCTAACAAACTTAAACGACACCGTAACAGGGTATTTCTTGTTTTTGGTTTCGTTTTTAAAATGTGTTTTATACTGCAGGTAATATCCTTTACTCTCTTTAATATAGCGCATTACAGTTTTACTGTTGATTAACATCTTTCCTGTCCAACGTTTTGAGTTTTTAGAGCTCGGGACATTACCTGGTATAAATATTTCCATTTGAGATATAAAACCCCAAATATACGAATTTAATTAAAATGGTAGATTTTCATCATCTTCAGAAGATACACTTGCAACACTATTATTAGAGTTGTATTCCTCTAGTAAAGTGTTATATGTTTCTTTTTGTTCTGGAGTTAATGTTTTATTGTACTTTGGATCATATTTAACATTTTCATTAGCTTTTTTTGAAAATTTATAATCCAAGGCAGTGCCAATACCTGGCTCTCCAGTTTCTCTATCTGTTCTAATATATTCTCTAGTTGTAAAACAAACGTTAATTGTTTTTCCAATACAAGAATTAAAAGCTTCAGACATATTTGAGAAATCAGTAACTCCAGCATTAATCATAAACTCTTTAAGCATCTTTCTTTTAAAGTCTGCAGTTCTTTCTTGGTCACCATCTTTAACTCCCCAAAACCTTGCTCTAGTTTTTTTACCATCTATAGTATATAAACTAAACTCAACATATGGTGAGCCAGAATATCCTTCTACATCTGAAGAATCAGTTACTCCATTTATGGTTACTTTATAAGCACCAGGAGTTCTTAGGTATTCAACTTTTTTATACTCTTTTTTTGGAGTGTTGCTTGTTGATGTTTCTGTTTGATCTAAATTCCAATTATTCATAATTTTATTTATTTAAGTTTGTTCTAATTTTGTTATTGTGTAATGATATGGTCATCCATATTTGGCTATATATCATATCATCTTTGTCTGAGTTAGGATTAATGTTTAGTTTATTTCTTAAATAATCCATAATCTCATTGGTTAATTCGTCAGTATATTCATTGTTAGTAAATGCATACATTGATTCTATTGCTACTAAATCTAACAATTGTTTATTGCTTTCCATTTTCTATTTAAAGTATTTCCAATTAATATATTTAGTTAAGGTTTCGCCATCAAAAATAATTTTATCTTTTTCGGCAGCATAAGGATATTCTTTACCCTTATATTCTTTGGTTGGTATTTGCTGTATTTTAAGACGATATAAGAATCTACCTATACCCCAAGATACACAAGCACGCTTAAATGCGTCAGAAGCATGTCCTTTGTCTTTTTCTACATTAGATTCAGAGCCAGTGTCTGACTTCCATACCCAATGCCCATTAACAAGTATGCCTACTTTACACATAAGCAATCCATTTGCTTCATAGTATTCAGTTGCCCAATTTCCTGGGCCAACTACATCATCTAATAAATCTTGTGCGTCTCTTGCGTCTATATATGCTACGCAACTTGCTTTACCATAGCGTGCAGATTGTACACGCCATTTGTATGGTAATTCTTTGGTTAAGTCTTTAAGATTAATTGTCTCTTGTTTCATAATCGTTGTGATTTTTTAAAAATTTTTTGGTTGTTCTAATTGCTTTGACAATCTTAACGAATCTCCTAATCATTACAGGAGCGTTTTTGGTTACAAGAAAGAATGCTGCTTCAACGAAAACTTCTTGTATAATTTCTTTAACAAGTGATTTGTTTTCGCCAGTTTCATAAGCAACTTCTTCATAGATTTCATCTAATTTGGATTTCTTTTTAGCCATATAAAAATACGAAATTTTAATAAATTAGACAAGTTATTTAGCCATCCATTTCAGCAATTTGTAGCATACAAAACCAGCTGTTAACACAAGGAAAACAGGGCCAGCAACAGCAACAAAAAGCTTAAGAAAAAAGAGAGCAATGACAAAAATTACTGTTATTGTAATAATGCCATACATAAAGTCCTCACTCATAGTTTTCAAACTTTGTTAGTTCGGGTATGAATTTTAGGTTTACAGTTCCTACACCAATATTTCTACCTTTAGCAAAAATAATTTCGGCTAGTCCATGCGTAGCTTCTCCTGCTTCGTTTTCATATAAACCATAATATTCAGGCCTATATAGTAAAACAACAACATCAGCAGCTTGCTCTATTTCGCCTGACTCTCTGAGGTCAGACAGGGTTGGTCTTGAGTTGGAACGCATACCCACGCCCCTACTCAATTGTGATAATGCCATAATGGATATACCAAGCTCTTTAGCTAAATTCTTTAAGCCACGAGCAACTTTTGCAACTTCTTGCTCACGATTACCTGATTTTCCAGTTCCAGCAGAAACTAACTGTAGATAATCTACCATAACAAGCTTTACTTTATTGCTATGTACATATTGTTTTATCTTAGCCATAAGATATGTTAGCGATGTGTCGTTGCAATCGTCTATTATTAATGGTGATTTTTCTATTTGATCTATAGCATTATCAATCTTTTTTACTTCAGCAGCATCTAAAGCTCCTTTATTCATCCAGTGTTGTTTTATACCTGACTGAATGCTTACAATACGCTGTATTATTTGGGTTGCAGACATTTCGTAAGAAAATATTGCTGTTGGTATATTAGCAAGAGTAGCATTGTATGCTAAGCTAACAGCAAAACTTGTTTTACCCATAGATGATGCTCCACCTACTATTACTAAATCAGTAGGTTGCCATCCATTTGTAAAATCATCAAGCTCTTTATATCCTGTAGTTATGCCTGTTATTCCATCAGTAGACATTCTTTTAGAGAGCTCATTACGAAATTCTTGAAGCTGGGTTATAAACCCCTTTTCTTGATCGGTTGAATTATGATTTATTTTATTATAAAAAGCGGTCATATAAGCCATTACATCATCAAGCTCTTTATTTTCAACAATCATGTTGTTAAGCTTTTCCATGTACCTTCTTATCATTTTGGTTTTAGATTTTTCTTCTAGACTATTAAGCATACCTTCTAGTTCTGATGGTAAAAGTATTGGTATGCTAACAACCTTAACAAGAGATCTGTTTAATTCACTTTTAGATCCAAATTCTTTACTTAGTTTTACAAGGTCTGGTTCAATTCCTTTTTTAACAAGTTTTTTATATGCACGAAATATAAGCTGATGTTCAACATCGTCAAACATTAATTCATTCATTTTGTTGCTATATTGAAAATAGAATTTAGGATCAGCAATACAATTGCCTAATATGATTTGTTCATAGTCACTTACTAATGGATTCATTTAGTTGTTTTTTTTATAAGCCAAAGGAATAAAGTGAAAAAAAGCCCTGCTACTGCAACGCTTAGATTTCCAGTAACTCCACCTCCAAAAAACCAAAGACAGGTTACAATCATTAACCAATCTAATGCTACCCAGTTTTTTGCAATTTTTTTTCTTCCTATTGTCTTCCAGGTTAATACTAGTATACTTAAGGCTACTAGAAAGCCATACAAAACTATTGTCATTTTTTTAATTTAACAAGTTAATTCTAGGTTTTTTGATTCAATTATTTGTATTAATTTTTGAGTTCTTTCTTCATGAATATGACTGCCATTGTAATATAATTGACCACTTAAATTCCCGCTTGTGCTTTGAACTTTATATAGGCCGCCTAATTGTTTGTGGGTTGTAAGGCAATTTGCCTCTGGATCGTAAAATTTAAATGTATCTAACCATGGCCAATACAATTGTCTTTTTTTATGTATTCTATCATCATAAGGCAATTCGTTACGTTTTTGATCAGAATCATATGATTTTTTAATAAATTTAGGTAATTGCACAAAACAAGCACCAATACCACCTTTTCCATTAGGTTTTACAAGAGCATTATTAGTGTATGAATTTAATTTTTTACGTATTATTCCGTTATTTTTAGCATAATTATGAAATAATATTTCATATCTATTCTCTGTAGTATACACTCTGTCCATAACTTTGAAAGAATCTTTACGTCTACGATTGTAGCAATTTTGCCAAATTAAAGCTCTACCATATACTTCGCCATCACTATCTTCAAGAACTAATATTCTAAGACTATCGCCAAGCTTTGAATAAAATGCAACTTTATTTTGATCATCTGCACTACGCATGCAAGATCTGCCTAGGCTGCCTGGCGTGTGACCATCGCTATTGCTATAATAAGAATCACCATCGTATGCCCAAGGTACATGTTCAGAGCTATATTCTACTAATTTAACATGTAAATTATCTAAAGCGTTTAGCATAAAAGCATCTTCAAATTGATTTTCAAAACCCCTATTCCAACTTCTAAATCTTGTACACAGCTTTTCTATTGCTCTACCAAAAGTTGTCATTGTAGCTTTTTGTTTTCTAAGAGGAAGATCATCCATGTTTTCCATTAAAGATTTAGAATGATCAAAATAATTAGTAAAACCACAAGCATCGGATTTAAGCATTTCATAAATCTTTTTTGGTGTAAAAAAACTAATCTTGCTTTTATCGTCCATAGCTATAGATAAGGACAGAGGCCATTCTTCACAATTGTTATTAAAACTTTCACCCTCTAATACGCCACGACTGTATTTTTCAAAGAAATCATGTAAAGAACATCTAGGAACATTGTTAAATAATTCTAAAAGTTCGGGAGAAACCCTAAACAAGCTCCAAGGCATATACAAAGCACCCATGCCCCAGGGCAGATTATCTTCTATTTTTGGGCCAGTTTGAAACATGTCTTCTGGAAAGAATTGATTAGATTTAATATACCAATTATACCAAGGTCCATCTAATTTTGAAGACTTTAATTCTAAATTCCATTTAGGAACAACTCTATAGCCTTCAAATAATTTTTCTTGCATAATAAAAAACTCTGTGTCGTTTTCTATATGACGCATAATTTGATCTGTTATATTAATTATTTGTCGCAAATTATTATTGATTAAATAGTCTCTTAAATCATCTAAACGAAACCTTTTAAATTTAACTACCTGTGTTTTCATATTAAAACGGTATTTCAGTTTGATTTGGATCGGTTGTTCTAATCTCTATTGGTTTATAGTATAGTTTATCTTTAGCTATACTATAATAGCCTAAGAGGTTAAGGTTTGCATCTCTGACTGGATAGATTTGTTCGGCATCATAAAATGATCCTCCATTATATCCATAGTCATCCCAGAAATCCATAGTGTATTCCACATTACATTCTGTGCATTCAGGATTCACGCATATTTTTGTATTATTTATTACACGTAAATCTGCATTACAATGGGGGCAAGCGTTTGATTGCGTAGGCTTTCTGTTAAACGACCTGTTCCAGTCATCTATTTCTACATCTTTTTCCCATTGTTTAGCATAATTTATTTTAGGTTTATCGGTTTTAACTTTACCCCAAGATTTAGGCCAATAATTACTACCTGTATACACAGAGTAGTCTGGTGCTTTATGTGACCATAAAGTATTACCTAGTAGTTTTGCAATATTATGCATTAGTTTTAATGTATTTTCTGCATCTTTTATTACTACATATTCTCCGTCAGTATGTGGTCTGTAATAACCAGAAGATATATTAGCCATACACACATTTATATTAAGGCCTTTAAGAGCCTTTACATCTGTTAATCCACCGTTAGGTTGAAGTTCAAAGTTGTGTATTTTAAGCAGGTTACCTATCTTTTTTTGAAACTTTTTACCTGATAAATATTTACCAGATATTTTAGTTACAAAATCTTTATTACCTCTACGATCTGTCTGTAGAACATAGCCCACATCTTTGAAGAACTTGGTATCAGCTTTGGATGAGCCAACAGTACCCACTTCTTCAGCAGCGAACAGAGCAACCTTACAGGCGTCTAGGTTTTGTAGTAGATTAAGGCAAGCCCAAACGCCTACTTTATCATCACCACCACAACCAGCCTCTACCTGCAGATTTGCACCTGATTCTTCATCATATTCATAAGTCCAGCCATACAATGTAGTTGCACCGTCTTTGTTTCTATTTTCGCTGATAAATAAATTATCAACAAAGTCATGCACAGTGTCGGTGTGCGCTACATAGCACGGGTAGTATTCACCTTTACCAACAGTACCTTTAGTTAGGTACATGTTAGTAATGGTTTTACCACCTGCTAGATTATGATTGATCTCGTGTAGTTTAATGTTCTTTTGTGCTTTAACCCAACGTCTTATATATTCAACCATTCTAGTTTCTTCATAAGAGTGGCTTTGCACAGCAAGAATTTCTTTTAATTCTGTTTTAATATTCATTAAAAATGTTTTGGATCGTTATTTGTTTCGGGAATTATTATTTCCTCTAAGATATCTTCCGTATTATGTATGTGTATATTCTTTTTCACAAAAGCAAGCATTTTAATAGCGTCCTCTTGTGTATAGGTTATACTATTGTCAAGATACGACCCATCTACTCTTATAAAGTAGTGCTCTTTGATACCCTCACCTGTTAGTTTAGTTGATTTAATTAATTCAATTTTAGGCATTGTTTAGTTTATTTTCCATTTCTCGGTTTGCATATTCTAAGTCTTCCATTTGTATTGGAGCTTTAGTTGTTTTACCTTTCTTATTAGGCATTGAGGTTAGTGCTATTTTCTTTAGCTTGGTAAATTTTACTAACTCGTTTGCATAGTCATGCACTTGTTTAGCTAGTTCTCTTTGACACTTATCATGGTCATCACCATCTTGTAGCTCTGCTACTTTAGTAATGTTCCACTTGACTGATTCAAAGTTACCAGTGTTGATTGATTGTGAATAGCTTACGCTAATTTCTTTTATTTTCATCTTATTGTAAATTTAATTGCACCGTTGCTTACAGATCTATATCCTGCATATACAGTACCTTCGGTTTGTTTTTCAACTTGGTTTATTAGTTGTTGTGCGTCAAAACCATATCCTTTTGGATAATTAAAGTTGAATCTTTCTAATCCTCTTAATGCACAATCTTCAGCCATAATAACCACTGTGTTAGCTGTGTCTATTAGCTTTCTTCGTTGTGCATCTTTGTTTACTTTAATCTTCATCTCTATAATATTCTTGTGCATCCTCTCGTCTGCGTTCTTGGTATTCGTGATAGTCAATCATTTCATATTCTAATTCATTTTCTTCGCATTCTGTACAGATCATATACTCATCGGCATGTTCTTTACAGCGTGTGCATATATCTGAATTAGGATAGAATTTTGCATCACAGCAATTACTTGCACCACTTGGTTCTTGTTCTACACCACAACAGCTGGTGACTTGACCAGAGGTCCAGCCATCATCGTGTGGGTTGGATAGTTTCCATTTATCGTAACTCATAATTAACAAATTTCAAATCCCCCTGATTGTTCACAGAATTCTGCAAATTCTTTGACATTATCTATATTAAATGGATAATTAGCTTCCCATTTTTTTTGGGCTTGTAAATTATCCCAATCAGCTCTGTGTGGTTCTGGGTAGTCTGCTGGAACTAAATCACCATGCTGTTCTTTTACCCTATCTCTTAAAAGATCTATAAGAATTTGAATCTTTTTATTATGCTGTATAGCTTCATTGTATTCTTTTTGATGTCTATTATAATAATCAAAAATATCACCGCTTTTAATACGAGCACGTAATCTAGCTGCTATTCTCAAAGACTTGGTTTTGGATATTCTATGTCCATCGTTAAACTGGCCCTTAGTTATATCCTTTTCAGTAAGTATGCCATAACAGGCAGTACATACATACATCCATAGTGGTCGCCACCACCATACATTGTTTCTAAAGTATACACCTGGATTTTCTTTTTCCCAGGCTTCATACGCATTGTAATATTGTTTTTGAATACTTTCGTCTTCAATTTCCCACCCAGAGTTATATTTGTTTAATATCTCTGGTTTTTCTGTGTTTTGTTTTGGCGATATGCCATGTAAATCAAATCCCATAATTTTATTTAGTTATAATTACTTGTTCTTCAAGCCATTGCAGCATGAATTTTGCATAGGTTACTGCAAATTCTTCATCTTGAAATGTGAATTTGTCTTTCTTTTCTGCTACTGCTTTTTCGTAAGCTTTTCGTAGCAGCTTAACATTCTTCTGATTAATTACCATATGACATTAGGTTTTGTATTAAAGCATATAATATAGATATAAGAATTGACATTACGCCTATCCACATTAAGATGCCTTCAATTATTGGTTGGTATTTTTTCATCGGTTATTGAATTTATTTAACAAATCTTTGGTTGTGTATTTGTTAGTTGTTGAAAATGTTTTCTGTCCCATTGCAGACTTGATCTTATTCATAAAGTGATAAGATTCATAGTCATGTCCTGGTCTTGTAGTGTCTCCAAATCTGCGAGCTATGTAATAGTTCCACATACTAGACTCCTGAAGAAATTTTTCTGTTGATTTGAAGCGTTTTGTTAGCACCCAAATACTACGCTGGACTCCTTTATTGTCCTTGTAATGTTTTTCAGAAGGGATATATCCTGGTGCTGGATCAATCTTTACTCCTTGAGGACAGATTAACCACAGGTTATTACCCTTCATTTTTTTAGGTACTACGCATTTGTTTTGAAATGCTACTGTTGCGCAAGCAGCAAAGTGCTTGTCTTGTAATTGTAAATTTGCCATTGTTTTAGTTTTAGTTGGCATGTCGGTAAATGAATACCTAACGAAATCAGTCGCTAGCTGTTGCTTTTAAGTGTGTGCTCACTGTTTATTCTTTTGGTAGTGGTGGTCTTTTGTGTAGCTCCCACCATTCACTACCATCGTATTCACCTCTTGTCATCCATAAACCATTTTTAAGCCATATGGTGCCAAATAGGAATTGAATGCCATACCCTGAATTATAATTCATACCCTCTAACATTTCTAACCATTCATCAAATTCTTTGTCAGAATGTCCAGGATACAAATCTATATTATTCATTCCAATATGTTCATACTGTATTTTAGCAGCTTGAATATTTCTTAGTGGTATATTAGCATTGGTCAATAGTTTTACTATTTCTTTCTTTGC